TGGTGATAACCCAAACGCTGCATTCCAATAATAAAGTGGGCTACCGCGATAGCCAATAATTAAGTCTTGACCAAAATTAGATTGGTTCCACAAACGCAAAGATGAAGTTGACGTAGCGCCATAGCCCCATGTACCAGCACCCCAAGCGCCAGCGCCCCATCCAGTCAATGGAACTTCTGCGGCTAAACCAGTATTAATCTGATAAATGGCTGCAACGGTTGTGCCCCCACCAGTAGCACCAGATGTAGCGGCAGATGATGCAGTAATGTTATATGAGTCTTGATCAATAACTGTAATCTGGTATTCGCCATTAAGATCTAAACCGCCTACAGTAGCGACATTACTAAAACTTACAAAGTCTCCAGTTACCGCGCCGTGGGCTAAATCTGCTACAGTGACAGTAGTACTTAAATTAACAGTGGTAAACGGATTGCTTAATAGTGCATAGGCACGAAGAGGGGTAATATCGTAGTACTGCCCGCCGTTTTCAAGGTAAAACTTAAGGTTAGTGCCGACACCTAGCAAATTAAGGTTAGCAAGGGTGATCCAGTTCCAAAGAGAACGGCAAGTACCCAAAAAGCTAGAGACTGAAATACGCGCCCAACCACCAATTTTTTCTGGAGTGCCTTGGCGAAATCGTACTTTGTCGGACTGATACCACCCGCCCTCGTTTGTATAGCGAGTATTTTCACGGTTGACGCCCGGCTTAAACAGAACTTTTTGTAATGGCATCGGTCAATCCAGTAAGGCGCACTCAGCCGTGCGACGTTTTAACAGCCCCGGCAATACCTTGCCGCCACCTTTAGTCCAGAGCATCAGTTGTTCTTTTGCCCCTTCCCAATCATTGGCGTTGATTTTCCTCTTTAACGTGGATGTTTGCAAGCGTCCAGTGCCCAAGTTATAACAGAAATCTACAATGGCGTTGCACTTACGAACGTCAGTAATTAAACCGGGGCAGTTACGCAAAACTCCGGGTAGGTACGTATGCTCAAGCTCAATCATCAAAAGCGCCCGTGCCGTGGGTTCATCCATCGGTGGGTCTTCCAAAGTCACCTTGCGTTTGTCTGCGTAGTAGGTAGAACCATAGCCAATCGTAGCCACACCAGCCGGACATAAATACGGCTTGGCGCGGTAGCCCTCAAACTGACGGCACAGAGCGGCGGCTAACTCTAGGTTCATTCTTCGTTTAGATGTTCAGCAGCAATCTCTGCGGCTTCTTCTTCTAGAATCTCTTCAAACCCACAGGTGCATGGGCCGTCTTCGTGAACTAAACAAGTAGTAGTGTGTGCCATTTAAATACCCCTTTGCTTTAAAGTACGATCAAGAAACCAATAGTTAATTGTCCCAGACAGTAGGGCTGAGAAGTCAGGAGTCATCATGGTTTTAAACACTTCTACGGCTGGCGCACCAGCCAACCATGCGTTCCATGCAAACCATACATGAATGAACGACCAGACAAACAGCACCCAGTATGTGACCACGGGACGGACAGAAGCTGACAGACTAGCTACCCAACCGCCTGCGGCTTTGACCATCTCGGCCTGCTGAACGATGGCGTTGTTAAACGCATCCATAACACCTACGTCAATAGCGGCTTCCCGCTGTGCGCCAATCTCGGCTAACTTCTGCTGACCGCGCAGTTGTTCCAGTTCACACTGACGGGCAAACATGGCAAGCTCATGCTGGCGCTCATTCTTCTTGTCAAAGAACTTTAAGACTTCAGGAGCCATGCGGAACAAGCCGCCAAACACTGAACCCAGAATACCGCCACTTAATATGTCTAACATTTTGACTCCTTTTTGTCTTCATTCTGCATGAGTTTGATACCACTCAGGAACCCAATCATGCCGCCGATAAGTGTAGAAAAAGCGGGTGAAATCATCTTGAAGATTTCTGCGTTGTCCACTTCTTTGGCCCAAAGGCCAAGCATAAAGCTGATTACCATAGCCAAAACAGAGATGCACAGGGTTGTGCTGACCATCAGCGTGACATACAGCGTCAGCTTTTCCTTCGTGTCCGTCACGGGCTTGCGGGGCGTTCGTATCGGCTTCTTGGTCATACATAAATATCCAACTTGCGGTTTGTAAAAATCTCAAGGCTCAGTTGGTTGCGTTCTGCCTTCTTCACATACAACTCAAACTCAAGATCGTCAATTTTGTTTTTAACCTTCTTCATCTTCAACGCTTGTGCATATTCTTCCGACAGGCGTTCTGCTCTGCGTTCTAGCGCATCCGTTTTAGTTGGCTCGCCTCCCGGCTGAACCATGGGATACCACTTGTGTATGGGCGGAATCATTTCTTTTCACGCTCAAGTGCATCTTGGTATCCATGAACAATTTTGCCTCTAAGCCATGTGGAGTCCGCTGACCCCGACCATTCTGCTAGATTGTTCCAGATAATTACGTAATCCGTTGACTTGCAGTGCTGGGCGTTTTGATCCAGCCAAGCCATCATTGCCCTGTGCCGAAGCGTTGGATCGTGCTCGGTGTAGCCAATTCCATAGAACTCGCGCACGTGGCATCCATTCTTGGCTACGGCTCCAACTAGCCCCAACAGCAGTAACAGAATGAGCCAACGCATTACGCATGGTTACGCTGCGTTCAACGCATCCAAACGACCCCATGCCCAGTCAGTTGCGGCAGAGGGATCAAAAGGAATTGTGGCTTGTGGGTTACCGGGCTGTGCTGGATCAGGTCGTGTCCAGTTTGCACCTACTGTTGTTAAATACGCCAACAAATCAGCCTTGGTCGGTATAACTTCAAAATCACCAGTAGCGTTATCGTTTGTGATGCCAATTTGAACTAAATTACGAGGCCAAGGTTGGTCATCATTAACCCCATAGACACCACCCACGCCATCCTCACCTAAGTAAAGAAAGTCAGGGATTGTGCCTTCCGCTGTTAAACGGTATTTCATCATTTGTCGTGCCATGTCATGCTCCTTGTGAGTATTGCCCACTAAATAAATACGAACCAAAATGCCCAAGTTCACACCAAGGTGCGGCCCAGACTTCACCGCCGTGTTCACGGTAGTTGTGACAGAAGAAAAAGTCTTCAGACAAAAGTTTATCGCCACTCATACCAACTTGGAAAAAGTCATAAACGGGTTCCCCCGGTTGGATTGACTCCCCGCCGTTTGTGTATTGGCGTACATGTGGAATAAGTGTTTCAAACGCATCTCTGCGGATCATCATGAATCCTGTGCCAGCCCACTCTACTTGGAATGGTTGTTCTGGGTGAACCATTTTGTGGCCTTCCAGTTCGTGGATGTTGAAGATGCCAGTCAGTTTGTGCAGTTCTTTGTGGTTCAGCACAGCGCCTTGCTTTACCCGCCGCCAGTTAATACCTTTCATGGGTACACAACCTGCAATCAAAGGCTTGTCTGCTTGAATCATTTTGACAATATCGCCGGGGCGAAACTTTTGGTCAGCGTCAATAAACAAAAGATGGCTTGCGTCTGTCTGCAAGAAATGATGCGCAATCGTATTGCGGCCACGTTGAAGATGAAAAAAGTAAAGGACAAGATTGATGATCTTGAGTTTGAGTTGTATGTGAAGAAAGCAGAACGCAACCAACTGAACCTTGAGATTTTTACCAACCGTAAGCTGGACGTATATGTATGACCAAGAAGCCAATACCCAGACCAGTGAAGAAGCCAGCAATGGAAACAAAAGACAAGCTGACTCTGTGGGTTACGCTGATGGTCAGTTTTACCCTGTGCATCTCCGTATTAGCCATGGTGTTCAGCTTTATGCTTGGACTATGGGCAAAAGAGGTGGACAATGCAGAAATATTCAAGATGATTTCACCCGCTTTTTCTACTCTTATCGGCGGCATGATTGGGTTCCTGTCTGGTATCAAGTTAATGCAAAATGAAGATAAAAAGGAATCTAAATGCTAACGTTACTTTCAACCCTTATCTCGTTCCTGATGGGTGGCCTGCCCAAACTGTTGGAGTTTTTCCAAGCACGCCAAGATAAAGCCCACGAACTAGCGCTTGCCCAGATGCAAATTCAACGAGAGTTGGAAATGCGCAAACTTGGCTTTGAGGCGCAAGAGCGGGTTGAACATATCCGGTCTGAACAGTTGGCTACCGAAAGTGCCGCCAACACGCAGCAAATTCTTATAGGGGCGCAACAAGCCGAAATGCAAGCCATATACGCCCATGACACCGCTTTAAATGAGGGGACGTCAACATGGATGAAGAATTTGAGGGCCAGTGTGCGGCCTGTTATTACGTATGGCTTTTTCTTTTTATTGGTCTTTGTGGATGTTGGGGGCTTCTGGTATGGGTACTACATGAGTGTCCCATTTAACGACCTCTTGGAAATGCTGTGGGACTCTGACACTCAAGCCCTGTTTGCTTCTATCATTGCTTTCCACTTTGGTGGTCGGGCATTTGGTAAATGAACATTTCTGACAAGTGCCTGCACATGATCCGCCATCACGAGGGGGTCAGGCAAAACCCGTATAAATGTCCAGCCAAGTTGTGGACTGTAGGGGTTGGGCACGTCATGTTTCCGGAGCAAGGTAAGTTAAAAATAGATCAACGCGACGCTTTTGTACCCCCACCAGAGGCTATGCGTAAACACAGCATGGAGGAAGTTGATGCAATACTTAGGGCCGATCTTGCTCGCTTTGAGAAGGGAGTGGC